CCGGAGAGCTTCACTCTGGATCAAAGAAGGGTCCTAAGGTAAAATCTCGCGACCAAGCTATTGCGATCATGATGTCTGAGAAGCGAGAAGCTGCCAAGGGCAAGAAGGAATATAAATCCAAGGCACTAGATGGCCTGAGGAAAGCCCATAAATAGCTCATGCCAAAATTAGAAGAACTTGCCTATATTGCTGGGATCATTGACGAAGAAGGCTGTATTGGTGTCTACCCAAACGGCAAAAATCATTCACTTCATGTAATGGTAAAGATGTGTGATCCAGAGGCTATTGGTGAGATTTACGAACATTTTGGTGGAACATTCTCTGGCTACCAGGGGGAAAATGCCTATGTCTATCGGATCATTATGACTGGTGATAGAGCCTATCAATTTTTGAAAACTATCCGTAGATTTTTACGTGTTAAGGCAGAACAGGCAGACTGGGGAATGGAGTTCCATGAGGAGTGCAGAACTGGAAAGGGCTTTAAGCTAACTCCAGAAATTGCAGAAAAACAACTGGAATATGCAGCTGTTCTTAAAGAACTAAAGGTTCTTCCTTTTTCATGGGAGCAGGCCAATTCCTAAGTGGATCCAACTCCCTGCGGAGTCACTCATTTCACAGCCCTCTCAAGAGGCCTTCCTGGATGCTCGGCGTATTCGCTGGTGCTCCCGGTGCAAGGACGAGTATAAGGTAGTGGTTCATCCGGTGCCGATGAACACGTGCCCACACTGCGCAGCCAAGGGCAAGAGGGCGTTTGATCGGCTAACTATCATCGCTGGCAGGAGATTTGGAAAGACTCGTATCGGAGCCGTGGCCGGAGCTGAAGAGGCATGCTTCCCTAATACAATTGGTTGGGCCTGTGCACCTACCAATCCAAAGCTCCATAGGTATGTGATCCCGGCCTTTCAGCAGTTGATCCCGGCAAGCTGGGTTGAGAGCTGGAGCACAGAGTTCAATGATCTCCGGCTGAAGAATGGAAGTCTGATTCATTTTCAGACACTGGAGGATCCAGATCAGGGCCGTGGTCAGGGACTAGATTGGCTCTGGATCGATGAGGTCTGCGAGCTGAGCAAGCGCCATTGGGAGGTTATTAGACCATCCCTAGCTGGCGACACAGTGGCATTCTTTACTACCTCCCCGCAGGGTTATGACTGGGTCTATGATGAACTCTATCATCCCGCTGAGGAAGGTCTTCCAGGTTATTGGGGCTGCTTGGCCAAGACACGCGAATCTGCCAATCCACGAATCTCGGAAGAATTCCTAGCCCGCGAAAAACAGCAGATGTCGGACACCATGTACCGACAGGAATACGAAGCAGACTTCGTTACATTCACAGGCTCAATCTATGGCGACCACCTTCATGATTCTCATATACTTCGCGGCGATGACGCCATCAGAAAGATCATCCCCAGCTGGCCCTCTATTGAGGGTCTACCAATTCTAGTCGGTATTGACACTGGCGCCGATCACCCATTTGGCGCGGTGAAGCTGGTGTCCACTGAGAATGGTCTAGTGGTAGTAGGTGAGTATCTGGCCCGTGATAAATCATTCATCGAGCACGCGGCACAGATCAAGAGGCTCGCTGGCTCTTATTCCACCAAATTCGCCATCAACAAGAATGAACGTCAGGGTATGATCGAACTTGGCCAGCATGACATCATCTGCCAGCCTGCGAATAATGACCAGGTAGCAGGAATTGAGCGCGTGAAGTCATGGCTACATAGTGGCCAGCTTTATTTCATTGAAGCTAAGTGTCCGCAGTTGCTACGCCAGCTAAAAGCATATCGTTGGGCTGAGAATACATCCCCTAAGGATCAATCACAGCGCAAGGAGCGGGTCTTCAAGAAAGATGATGAACTGCCAGACTGCCTGAGATACGCGCTCATGACGTGGCCGGTGCTTCCATCCGCCAAAGTTGCCGAGACAAAGCGTGATATTTCCAAGCTTCCAGGCGATATGCAGGCCGCGATTAAGAGATTTCGAGGCATGGACAGCGCATCTTCCTCGCCAATCACATCCACTGGAGATTTCTGGGGCTAATAAATGGCGGTAACTAGCACACGAACACAGCTGATTGTCTTTACTGGGGATGTCACCGGCACTGAGACATTGTCTGCAGCGTCTAATGCCTCCAGTCCAGGTAGTGTTGAGATCAAGACGCTGGCATCTGGGGCTAATACGATCACTCTGCCCACAGGTGGATCTACTGTAACAGCTTGCACAATCGTGCCGCCCACGGGAAATACTACTGCGGTTACATTAAAGTCGGTCACTGGGGATACTGGGATTAGAATTCACAACACCGATCCCACCACAGTGACATTTCATACGACTGAAACCTCGTTTTGTCTAACGGCCGGAGCACAAATCACTGGCGTTCGTCTCTACTGGAGCTAATTATCGTATGTGGATCTCGGATAAAGTTCTCGATTGGTTCAAGATTTCGCAGGAATCCTTTACAAGTCAGCGGGAGGAGATAGCCTCGCTGAGATCTGAACGAGATCTACTGAGGATCCAGGTCACAACGCTCCAGAATAATGCCGAATGGATGCGAATGCAGGTTAATACGCTCCAGGTGGAGCGCACAGTCCTGATGCAGAAGGCATACGGCGCACATCTACCCACGCCGGAGTTGATGAGGCCTACTCCAGCCGCCAAGGATTTGGTCGGAGCAGATATCTTCGAGGATATGGGTGATGAAATGGCGAAGAAACTAGGCTTTCCAACTTACGGCGATAGAAACTAAGCATGGCTGATTACCCTGGAGTAAGTGGCGGCTCAATGTCTATGCCCGAGATGCCTACGGCGCAGGCTCCCGGCGCTGAGATGATGCCACAGGCTCCACCACAGATGAATCCAGCACAGCTTCTCGACATGTTCGATAAGCTGAAGCGGGAATCTATGGAATACCGCTGGGTCTGGGAGCGTGAATGGCTGCGGGATCTGTATTATGTGGCCAATCGCCAGTGGATTATGTATCAGCCTGCTCGCCGTGAGTGGGTAGATAAGCGCATGCACAAGTGGATGCCTAAGCCAGTCACGAATAAGATGGCTGAGGTGGTGCAATCGATTAGGACCAACTTGGGGGCAATCAATCTAGCCGTGGTCGCGCGCCCAGTGGGGCATGACACACAGTCCATCGCTGCAGCACAGATTGCTGATCAGATGTCGCCACTGATTCACGAGGAACATCTCATGAATCAGGTCATGCGTGAGGCTGATTGGTGGTTGATTACCACCGGCAACTCAGTTCTCCAGCTCTCATGGGATAAGGACTCCAGATTTAACAAAGTTTTCATCGGTCATGAGCAGTGCGCACAGTGTGGTGGGACATTCTCCCCGCAGGACATTGTCAATGCAGGACAAAAGTGCCCAATGTGTGGCTCTAATGCACTGCAAAAGGCAGTTGGATCTGATGGCCAGCCAATTGGGGAGTATGTCTCATTCGGCAAGGGTAAGACTACTGCTCTGAGCCCCTTCGAATGGGCATTTCCACCCAATATCACGCGATTTGACGAGCTTCCATATATTATTCGTCTTAGGTTCAGGGATCGTCACTGGTTTGAGGCTAATAAGCCAGAGATGGTGAACAAGATCACCTGGGAGAAGTCTCCATCAGATAGAAGTCTGCAGATTTTCAAGTCGCTGGCGCTCACCAATGACATTGGAACTGGCGCACAGACCTCATATATGGGCTCGGCCGGAAGCCAGACAGTTGAGGGTGTCACAGAGTATGAACTTTGGCTAAAGCCTACGCCAGATTTTCCATCTGGCCTAGTGATGCGAGTGATTGGGGATAAGAACCCCATTCTACTGGAGGTCCCAGAGGAGGGTATCCCAGGTCCTATTCCCTATAAGGATGTGGAGGGAAATCCTCTATTTCCATTTGTCCATGCGCAATATGAGCATATGGGTGGGAGACTCTACGGCAGAAGCGCCCTAGCTCCGCTGATTCAGAAACAGGACCAGTTGAATCAGCTGGATGCCCTGGTGCAGCTGCATATCCAGAGGAACTCTAACTCTGGCTGGGTCATCCCCGAGGGCGCAGGCATCGATCAGAGCATGGTCACTGGCGAGCCGGGTCTGGTGATTCGCTATAATGCGCTCGCGGCTGGTGGGCAGGGTAAGCCGGAGCGCATTCAAGGAATTCCAATCGATGCATCCCTATTTGAGTTCCGGGCTCAGCTCATCAAAGATATCGAGGAACTCTCGGGGGCTTTCGACATTATCAAGGGACAGAAGCCCACGGGTGTTGAGGCATTCAGCGCCCTACAGCTCTTGGTGGAGCGCTCCCAGAGCAGATTCACATCAGTGTTTCAGTCTCGTGGGGAGATGTATAGGAAGTGGTTCGGGCTGGCCATTGAACTAGAACGTCAGTTTGGGCCGCAACAGCGCACTATGGCGGTGGTTGGCCCCAACCGAGGTTATACATTTAAGCATTTCGAGAACGCCCAGCTCCAGGGTCAGCTCACATTCGCCATTGAAGACGGCTCTAATATGCCAAAGACAGCCCTTGGTAAGAGAGCTGCCATTGAGCAGGCGAATCAACTGAGACTACTGGATCCAGCGGATCCTGATCAAAAGTATGCACTGCTCTCTAGTTTTGGTCTCTCTGATCTGGTGCCCACGCTTAATTTCCATGTTCAGGCGGCGCTACATATTCAGGACTCCTTTGAGCGATGGGTAGAGCAACCGCAGGGGTCGTCACCCCTGGTCATCAAGCCTTGGTTCGATCCTCATGTCCATTGGGTAGAGCGAATCAAGTGGCTCAACAGTGACAAGATGCGGGAGATAATCTCCACCAATCCAATGCTGGAGCAGATTATCACACTGCACCTCCAGCAGCTGCAAATGATGATGATGCCTCCAGCAGGGCTGGGTCCTGATGGTAAACCAGTGCAGGGCGCTCCAACCGGGGAAAATGCCCCAGGTGGTGGTCAGGCAATGACACAATCAAATCGGCAGTCGGGAGCCACGGGCTCACTGCCCAGCGGGAATCAGCAATTCGGCCCTAATCAGGGTCCCCGCTAATCGCATTGCAGCGAGGGTGCTGCATTCGTCAGCCAGATTCGTTCAATCTGGCGTTCTCTCGCGGAACTAACCGCGATACCAAAGGTAGATAATGTCAGAAAACGTAATCGACACACAGACGCCCGCTGCAGCGACACCAGCAGCTCCGGCCGAGTCACCGATACAGACTCAGAACGCTCAGCCAGCGACATCGGCTAATCCGCAGGCACCAGCGACAGGTGCGGTGGGAGGTCCTCCACAGGAGGGCTGGGTTCCTTCTTATCGAATCCGTGAAACTCGTGAAGCTGCCATCCGCGAGGCGCAGGGTGCAGCACAGGCTGAAATTCAGCGTGCACGACAGGAAGCGGAGCAGTATAAGAGATATGTCCAGTCACTCGTTGGTGTGACACCACCTGCGAATCCAGAGATGGATGCGGTCAGAAATCAGTTTGCTCAGCTCTACCCAGGGCTGGCAAAGATGGAAGAGCGCTCCGCACAGCTGGAAGCACTCCTTGAACGGGCAGGAGATTTAGAATCGCAGACCAGCCATTACTGGCAGTCCTATGGACGGCAGGCAATGGATCGTCTATTTAGCCACGCGGCTGAATCACTGGGAGCGCCCCTTACTGATGAGGGGAAGCGAGCCCTGCATGCATCCTTTACTGGATTTGTGCAGAGTTCGCCAGAGCTAACAGAGCGATATGCTAATGACCCCACACTGGTTGAGGATTTCTGGAAAGCGTTTTCATCCAGCTTTATTGACCCGGTTCGGAGAACAGCTACTGCAACTGTGGCTGGACGGGCGGTTCAGGGTATGGGTATTCCACAGGACACCCCTAGCGGTGCTCCTAGGGCAACTCCAGCACCTCAGCCTGCCAATCTCGATGAACGGGCAGCGAATGCTTGGGTGCAGTATAACCAATCGAAACGCTAATGATGAACTTCATTTCTTTGAAGGATAGATTAACTGATACCAAAATAGCATATCTAGCTGGACTATTTGATGGCGAGGGGACTATTGGTTATTACAATTTTCGCCAGCGTCACGAATCTACAGTGATGATAACGAACTCCGATCCACGAGTCATGAATTGGATTATGGATAAAATTCGTTATGGAAATGTTCATACGGTTAAGAAGTCTTACGCTAGAAGAAAGCATGTTGTCCATCATTGGCGTATTTGTGGCAAACCAAGAGTAAAGGATTTCTTAGAGACTATTGTTCCATACCTGATTATTAAAAGGGATCAAGCTGAGCTTCTTCTTAATCTCTGGGCAAATGAAAACCCAGGCAAGAATCGTAGAACCCCAAATGTTGAACTCCAGCGTAATAAGGTATTGGAACAGCTTAAGTTGCTAAAAACCTCCAATTTTGATCTTGCCACTATTCAATAGGATAATATAAATGTCTGTATGGGTAAACACAAAAGTTGTCATGGATATGGCAACTGGAGATATCCTCGAAAATGAAGGATATCTCTACGAAGGTCCTCTTGCACTAGCTGCCGGAGCTGATAAACAGGCCCTCGACGCTATCTTCAAAGAGGTTTTTGAGGAAGGCGTTTCAGAGGGTGTCAACAACAAGAATCCACTTCGTGACATCATCAAGACTGAGAAGGTTCCCTTCAAGGGTCTTGAGATCACCAAGCTGGCTCATACCTCACGGAACGTCAGCCCGATGTTCGTCGG